AAAAATTACCGTTTTGATGTTTAAACCAACAAATAATTCCTTTACCTAAATTAAAAAATTCTGTAAAATAATTAGCACCCCAAATTATTTGATTTTTACTTACTCTAAATAATTCGTTAAAATATAATTGTGTTGGTGTTTCATTATCCCATTGTTTAGAATTATCATATTTAATAGTTTTTTGCCTATCTCTACCACTATATCCTATTCCATAAGGCGGGTCAACAATAGCCAAATCAAAATAGTTATCAGGATAACGTGCCATTAATAACATATTATCTTCGTTCGTTATTGTTATTTTATCGGTTACTTTCATAAAAATTTCTTTAATCCTTGCACCGCATTCTCTATTGAATTAGCTCGTTCCTGTAATGAGATAATTTGTTGCTGAATAGTAAGTTTACAATCGCTGGTGAAATAACCGTTAGACGTTGCAATGAGCGGCAATAAACCATTTGAACGAATATAGTTAACTAACTTTCGTAAACGTGGTTGTGTTAATCTTATTTTGTATCCGTTATTTTCTAAAAATACATTCATTCTTTTTACTATTAATTCAGCTTTGATCGGGTTCGTCTTTTTATAAGCCCTAAACCCGTGAATTACCAGCTGCAAAATTTCCATTTCTTCAGCGCTTAATTCGTGCGTGTACTGTTCGAAAGTTGTAATCATTTGTATATGTTTTTAATGTTATTCTTTTCAGCGTATCGAATTACAAAGTCTTGGGCATCTTCTAACCTTTGACTTGAATAAAGGTACTTTCTGTTTCTACGTACGTAAAAGTAATTGTAAACATAACCGTACTTGTTTTTTACCTTAGTTGGGTAAATCCATTTTAACTGTTTTTCCATATCTATTTGTTTTGTGTTTGTCAAAAGTAATATAAATTATTAATATAGTTCTAATTCTTTACACTTTTTTTTGTAGGTGCTGATTATTTCTTTTAGTTCGTCTATTGTGAACTTACGTGTTTTAGTAGCTTCAGCGCTTAAATTCTCAAATTCTTCTATTCCTATTTTCTTTAATAGGTTTTCCCGGTAGTAAATTAAGTTACCCGAAAGAAAAGTATTGCAGTGTTCGCATTGTAAATGCACGTTGCGTTCGTCAAAACGTACGGACCAATGATTATTAGCATTGTAGAAGTGTCCAGCATTTTCTTTTAACGGCTTTTTTTGACACGAAATACAAACGTTCCCGGCATCACGTAAACGAATGTATTTATTAAATACTTGCTGCGCTAATTTTATATAGTCCTGAACGGTCATTAAATCGGCTTTTAACTTCGCTTTTTTCTTTTGCCAGTTCTTTTGTTTTACATCGTTTATCCATTCAGTTACGCAATTAGGGTCAAAGCAATTCTTTTGTAGTGTTGTAATTGGTGAAAAGACGGATTTACAGTAGCGGCATTTTCGTGTTTTCATAGGTAATCAAATATTGAAGTTTGTTTTGTGTCTGATTTTCTAACTATATTTAAAGCCGTTTCTAAAATTGTTTTTCCAGCTTCATAGTCTACCAGGTTACGCGCCATTTTAATTACTGATTGTGTACCAGTGTATTGTTTAAAGTCGTAATCATGAAATTTAGAAAGTTTATTTAATTCATCTTTTGCCTGACACATTTCGTTAAAATGTCTACTACCTATATTATTAGGTAATTTAAAATTTGTCCAGTATAAGTGTCTATCTCTTTTTTGCGCTGGTATTAATGGTTCGTAATACGGAATAACATTTTCAACTACAAATTTTCCTGTTTTATAATAATGCTGCAAAAATATAATCTCTTCATAAAGTTTTAAATCCGGGTAAATTGCTTCTGTTGTTGTATCGTAATTTGAACTACTCCAATACCTGGCTCTTGAATGACTTGGGCAAGGTGGCGAACTCCAAATAAAATCAAACTCTTTATAATGGTCAAGTAAATATTGATGCGCATCCGCTACTATTACCTTGTCATTAGGAAAACGTTCTTTGTATAAACGTGCCGCTTCAGGATCAAGTTCAACGGCTGTTACTTCAATATCAGCTACCTCATCCCACTTGTATCTGTTACCCCCTAAACAAGCGTATAAATTAAGTATTTTCATATCTCAATAGTTTGATTGATTTGTTCTAAATGTCTAATCTTTTGTTTTAGCTGCATTATTTCTATTTCCATTGCAAATTGTTTTTTGTTACTTGCTTGAAGTAGTTTATCTACGTGTTCAAAGTATAACACCGCTTCACCTACTTCTGTTAAACTCTTTTCCATTGAATCAATTAAATCAGTTCTGTGTCCGTGTTTTTCTTTGATGTTATCTAAAGAGTTTTGAATCTTTAAATAAACCGTCCATAAACCCGTTTTACGCTTTATCATTTCCAGCATCTTAAATAGTTTTATAACATTCAACGTAAGTATTTATAGGTAAAATCATTCGTTTTTTTGTACCTACTTTTCTATAATATACCCAATCAACAACTTCATAATTAGTTGTGTCTTTTTCAAATTTAAATTGTTCACCGTTGTTTAAATCGCTTGTTAATTTTTTACTTCGTGTTTTCATAATTAAAATGGCATTTCGGGGTTTCCGTCTTTATTTATTCTTGGCTCTAATTCTTCAAACGCTCCTTGCTTCATTCTTTCACTAAACGAAAGTAATTCTTTTCCGTTTACAATATCAGGTTTTGAAGTTGGAAAACTGTTTGACGTTTTAGGTCGGTGTTTTTGTAGGGGGTCAATATTACCTATTACAAAGCCTAAACCCGAATTAAAATTACACATTACAGGTTCGTTCAATCCGGTGTGCTTGCCTCCAGTTTCAACGTCTTTTATTTTTTCTACGTTTATCCAAGTCGAATATTTCATAATAGGGTCTTTTACTAAGCGATGAATAACAAAAAAATCGTCACATCTATTACTAAATGCTTTTCCACCTTCAATATGATCTTTCAAAGGAGCTTTTAAATTACCCTTCCATTCGCCTTCAGTGTAAATATTTGCACCCCTACCGCTTTCCGTGTTCGGATGCGTGTTTATGTATAAAGTCATTCCAGTAAAATTTACCATTTGCCTTGCTTTATTCATAAATTCGTAATTCCCTTCGTATGTCATTTGCCTATCTAAGCCCGTGAACGGGTCAATTAAACCTACTTTACAATGCGATTCTTCAAATATCTTTAATAGTTCTTCAGGCTTGTAAAGTTTTGAATTGTCTACAAATTGAAAGTATTGTTCTAAGTAAGTTGAATATTTTAAAATTTCATCTTCGGTAAGTGTTTTGAATTGTTGTCCTGAATACATTTGAATTAAGTCACGTAATATTTGCCCCTTTTGATTTTCACCGCTCCAGATACAAAATGTTAATTCGTGTTTTAGTGCCAAGTTTAAAAAGTACCAATTTATCCAATACGTTTTACCTACGTTGTCGTGTCCTAAAATTATATTTAGTTGTTTAGGCTTGAATCTTAAATAATCGTCTAACGGGCATCCTATTTCTAAGCCTTGTTTTATTTTACCGTTTCGGTAATTTAACAAATAGTCTATTGAATCTCCAGCTTTCTTTAACATAATCCTTGTGCTTTAGCTATATAATATTCAGGCGGGTTCGGGTCGTTGTCTTGGTCGTATTGTTTAGGGTTTCTATTATACCAAGTTCGCAAGCGTTGTTCTATACCGAACGTTTTTTCTTTTTCAAATCTAAGCTTTTTATCTTTAACACCGTGTTCAGTCCAGTAATCGTAAAATTCACGTAGCAATTTTTTAGGGTATTCATCAACAAACAAAGAAAGCGAAGCGTAAAACTTGCTTTTACGTTCTTCTATATTTTCATTATTATTTACATTAACATTATTATTTACATTGTTATTAGCTTCAATCTCGCTTTTATTTTGCTTCTGTTTTGCTTCTGTTTTGCTTTCAATTTGTTTAGTTTTAGGTTTGTTTCCGTTTTCAAACCGCTTAATATTTGCATCTAATTGTGGTTTAATTAATGTAAATAATGCTTTGCTAATTTCGTTGGTAAACTCTATTTCCTTAAAGTTTAATCCATATTCAAAAATAGCATCGTATAACTCAGCTTTAATAACTGGCGATAAACCGCTTACACTTTCGTAAAAACTCCTGTAAAAAATCATTGAATCTCGTTTCATAAAAATCGTGTTAAATTAAAAAACCTCTTAAATCCTTTGGGGCTTCACATCCAAATTCATTAAGAGGCTTTAATAACGTCTTTAGGTTCTATGGTGTGAAGCCGAACCGTACGCAAATATAATAATAATTTTTTATTCGTAGCTATTTGTTAAATAATAATCCATAATTTTTATTACCATATTGTAATTTGATAGCGTGTGTACTGTTACTTTGTAATTACCAAAGTCAAATTGATTAAGCTTATCGTATGAAACATTCCTCCAATGCGCTGCGCATCTTTTTAAATTTATAATATCGCATTCACTGTTTTGCTTGAAGTGGTTTAATACAAACCATTTAATGTTTTTATCCTTTTGACCTGACTTTATTAACGCTTCATTTACGCAATAAATAAAAAAAGACGAACCTTCGTAATTTTCAAACTGTTTTTTTAATTGTTCTATTTCCATAACTATTTTATAATTACTGTTGGTATTGCTGAATTAATTTCAAATATTTCGTCTATTTCTAAGAATCCATTTGAATAAAACGCTCTGTAATACGTTAAATCCGTTTCTTTGTCGTGGATTCTTTCGACTTCAGTTAAATAATATACTTTCATTACTAATCGTTTTCTAAATTTATTCTTTCTATTGTTACTTTTAAATTACTTTTCCAGCTTCGCATTAAGTATTTATACCTTACACACTTTGAAGGTAGTTTAAACCGTGTTAAATTACGCCTTACTTTCATCTGTTTCTACTTATTGCTTCAATAAATTGGTATCGAGTTGCTGCGCTTAGTTTATTTTTAAAGTCGAAGAACTCGTAAACGTTTCCAGTATATCCAAACTCAATCTTTTTAGCTTGTTTGTGAATAGTAAAGAAATAGTTTATTTCGTCTTTTAGTATTTCGTAGGTTCTTATTCCTTGGTTTCTGAATACTACCGAGTAGATCGTGCCGCCAAACTCCTCACTTTCCACGATAGCAAAAGGCGTACGTGTTAAATACAATTCTTTTAAAGTTACTTCTGTTTTCATTTGTTTATATGTTTATTAATTAATCCTATTACTATTGCTATAAAACCAACACTAAATAATAGTAGTGCCATCTTTGCTTCTTCTGCCATTAGAAATTACTTTTTATTACTAATTTTAATTCACCGTTAATATCCGATTCCGTACTTTCGTGAATCTTATCCACGAACTTTTGGCTAAATTCTACTTCGTGCCATTTATCTGCGATTTCAACGCTTTTCTTTTGGTCGTGGTACTTTTCTATTCCTGAAGATAGAAACTCTTTTAAATCGCTTAAAATCGCTATTAAATCGCCTTTATTAGTCCATTCAAAAGATACGTTTACTTGCTTAGTTCGTTTTTGCTTACTTGACCAGTTCATTTTGTATAGTTTAATATAGCATCTAAATAATCATTGTATAGCTTTTCGTTGAATGATCCACCTTTATCTTCAGGGCAAATTTTATTCATCCATTTACGCTTTAAATAAGTTATGTTTGGCTTGTGCGGAAAATACGTATTAACCACGTTTTTAATTTTTGAGTTCATGTCTTTTAGTTTTAGAAATTAGTACTAAAGATAAACAAATTACACCAGCTCCTAACATTAAGTAACTGTCGTAAGTTGCACCCAACAAAATAATTATCGAGTTAATTAAGATTCCTGTTCGTTTTTTCATCGTGTTTATTTTAATGTTTTTATATTAATCTTCCAAATTTGCTTAATTTTAATTTGCACAATTCACAATGCAAGAAAAAAAGTTGGTCTAACCGTTTTAATAAATTAGTTTTTTCTTCCCATTCTTTATCAAATTGATTAAACCTTGATTTTGCCTGTAATTCACTTCGCAATGAATCTCTTTGGCTTTGCATTATAATTGCGTTTTCTAACCCTGTAATTTCTTCAATTGTTTTCATAGTGTTTGTTTTAACGTTTCTACAAAACTAATATAAATAATTCATATAACAATACTTTTTATTAAAAAAAATTTACATAAATAACAAAACCCCTGATTTCTCAAGGGTTTCAAACACAAAACAAACAGAAAGAAAATTTTTATTTGCCTACTTTAAATCGTTTTACAATAAATTTAACGATTCGTTTAGCTATTAGTTTCCAAATACCGCCTTTAGATTCGACTTTCACCTCTAACCCTTCAGCGGTTTTTGAAATTTCAATGTCAATGTTTTTACTATCTAATTTAAATTCTTTATTCACTTCGTCTTTTAATACGTGAATATCTACGTTCTTTGAGTCTATATCCAGTTTAATATTCGTACCGTCTTTTTCTAAATTAACGTCTACGTTATCCGTGTCAATTGTTATTTTTTTCTTTGCCATAATTATTTATTTATTCCAACGTGCTGCAGTTCCTCTAACGTCGTAATGTACCCAAGTTGAATATGTACCTATTCCACCTTGTTTCATTTTACCTTCAGCTATCAATTTCTCGATAATAGCCGCAACTTGTTTCGGTGTGTAACCTTCTATTTTAAAATCCGCAGCTTCGCCCGTAATATGTCTTGACTTAGTCGCACCGCCTATTTTAGCGTTGTGTTCGGCTGGCCTATAACCGCTTGTGATCTTAATTGGCTTCTTTACTTCGTCACGTAACACTTGTAAATTCTTTGCAAGTTCTAACAAATTACGTAATACGTCCGTAGGTACTGTAAAATTATGCTTATTGAACTCGTTTAAACTGAAATTTGTTGTTAGTTTCATATCTTATTTTTTCGCTAATTTACGACTTTTATTTTCAAGTACGGCAACAGTATCAGATTTTATGATCGGAGCTTGTGGCTGTTTTTCTTCAATAGGTTTTCTATTGTAATATTCGTTTTTATCTAAGCAGTTGTACAAACGTTCTTTAACGTCTTGCACCTCGAAATGCGTGTACGTTAACCATAATGCAAGTACTCCGACCGCGCCTTGTTTTTTTATCACTTCAATAAATTGTGTTAAAGGTATCATTTTCATTATTCAAAAGGTGGTGTTATTGGTTTTGGTTTATATTCAATCAATGCTAAATCTTTTACCCAAACAAAAGACGGATTAACGCATTGCTCCATTTCTTCTATTGATATTACCCAATTATCGTCTATATCTTGAATAGGGTTAAAATAAGAATCTAAGTCATACAGCTGACCTACTAATTCGTCTTTTTGTATTTCTGTTAAAAGCCCTACTTGTATCATACTTGTCTACCTAAAGTTGTGTTAAAAGTTTGTATTGCAGTTCTTAAATCAGCTGCTTGTGTATCTGTTAACCCAGCACCCATTGTAACAGTAGCAGCTTGTTTTGTTGAATAGAATTTAGAAGCACCGTTTAAATTATTCCAAGCGCCTATCCAAATATCCCCGTTAAAATTACCGCTTGAAGCTGTCGTTCCCGTAGCTACTTTTACTCCGTTTTTCCAACCGTTAACTATATTCGATGCAGTTCTATTAGATATATAAAACCCTAACGAATTTGCATCTACGTATGTTATATAACTACCAGCTGAATTTACTCTATAATAAGTTGTGCCGCTTGTTCTAATCTCAATTAAACTACCTATTGCACCCGAAGCATCCTGACCTCCTATTTCAATTTCAGTTCCATTACTATTTGTACGTGAATAGAATGACAAGTGAAAAGAGTTTTGCCCTGTACCTACGGTAGTAGGGTTAAAATTCGTGTTACCATAAGCATTAACACCGTTAAATTGTACCCCATTATTTGAAGAAACTACACCACCGTTCCAAGTAACTTGATATAAAGCTGGATTAACAAGGTTGAAACTTGTACTTGTATTCGTCCCCCCTACCATTGGATAAACTACCAAATTAGGAAGCGTAAATAAACCAAATGATTTTAAATCAAGAACTAATTGATTAACAGCTGTTTTTTGCGTTGAATCTGTTATGTTAGCAGCCGTAAAAAATGCAGCCGCAGCGGGATCAAAAGCAGGCGCCCCTATTATATCAGTTGCACCAGCTTCAGAAACGGAATAAACCGAACCCCATCCGATAGCATTATCAGCGCCTTTTCCCCACCCTATATTATTATTTGAAGCACCGTCGCCCCATCCATTTGCATTTGCCATTTTCTAAGTTGTTATGTCTCCAGATAAAACCCACTCGTTAGTATCTATCTTTATTAACGTTGCTTGTGCGTATTGTGCCAAAAGTTTATTTTTACCGCCGTTACTTCGCATTGTTACCGTTGCTGTTGGTGCAACCGTAGTTTGTCCCGTACCGTACTGAATTATAATAATTTCCGTTCCTATTGGAAACGCATGGCTTGTATTAGTAGGTATTCTTAAATCGTTAGCGCTATTATTATCTACTTTAATAATTTTATTCGCATCCGCTAAAACTAAGTTGTTTAAAGTCGAAGAATAAGTATTAATATTTTTAGTAACTATTTCAGCACCTGTAATATACTTACTTGCAAAAGTACCACCCCCAGCGTCTTGTGCAATTGCAAAACGATCCGAAGCCGCTAAATTACTTCCTTTCGCTGTTAACTGACTTATCTTTACGTTCGCCATTTTGCTTGTTTAAATACGTTATTAATTTCTTTATGTTTTCTTGTTTCGGTTTATATTTCTTCATAAATACCAGCCTTGATAATTGTTGTTCGTGTCTGGGTACATATCCCCATTTGAATTACTATTGTATTCAGGAAATTTATCGTTGTTAAAACTTATATGTTCAATAAATCTTTCAGTGTAATGCTGCGCTATACTTCTTTCTTTTTCGATTAAGAAATCTATTTCAACTTTTTCTACGTTAGTTGCGTTTTCTGAATTGTGTTTATACACCCCTTTATTCGCTATTGTGTAAGCCGCAAAAGGTAAGTATTCAACCATTGCCCAGTGTATAAGCATCGGTTTAACATACGTAACTAAAAGATTATTATAGTCGGTTGGTATTGTGTAAATAGAAGCTATTGTAACCGCTCCATTTGTACCACCAGAAACAGTTGCAATATTTCCAACTTTGTAACCCGTGCCAGCTGTATTTATTGTAGCGTTTGTAATTAAACCAGAAGGAGCTGTAATATTCAATTTTAAACCCGTTCCCGTTGCGCTCGTTGTATTTACAGCCGTTCCCGTTGTGTATCCAGTTCCTTGGTTACTTACTGTTATTGCAGTTGGTATTCCTGAATTAGCTAAAATAATTTCAGCTTGTAATTTTTGAAGTAAATCAGTACCTAAGAAATTTTGAATGTGTATGTCTTGCGCTATTTTAACGTACTGAATAAAATTGTCCGTGTCTACGTTACCGTTCATTGCAGTGAACTTTACAACGTCTTGTCTTGTTATTAAAAGTGCTTCTGCCATTATCGTGTGATTTTTCTTTTAGGTTGTGGATTACTTGGTAAAAAACCGTAATTAGGCATATCAACTGGTCTTGCGCTTACTTTAGAATCATTCTTTACAACGTATCCTAACTTTTCAGCTTTACGTACTGCAACTTGTTTTAACTCTTTGCTATTAACATCAATTGCTTTGCCGCTAAATGTAGCGTAAACACGTTTATTCCATCTGTGGTGACAATTACCACCGCCTTTATAGAACCAAATTGAATACGTATCAGCACCTTTTGGACCCCAACCCTCGTTTACCACTTGCGAACCCATTTTAATAATGTCTTCTTTACGATATATTTTATTAGCAGCCATCATTCTACGACAAAATTCACGTTCTGCATTTTCAGCACCAGCGTAAACGTACCGAGTTAAGAATTTAATACCTTCAATAACTTCGTCTTGCTTACTTGAAATATTCGGTCTGTTGTCGCCCGTTGAAACTAAGTTTACTATCTTACTTAATAACGATTGTTTAGGCTCTTTAGAAAGCGTTTCGTTCTCTTCGTCGTCCGTATCATAATCTACGGTAAATTCGTCTATTAGAATCGAGTTTTCGGGTTCGTCTTCGCCTAAATTAATTAACGCTTCAGCTATCTTAAAATCTTTGCTTAGTTCCGTTCCCGTTTCTTCAGCTACTTGTTCTTCAGTTTGTGCGTTTTCTAAATCTACAAACTCTAAAGGTTGTAACGTTTTAAAGAATAACTTTAAACTGATTCCGTTAAAAGCTAAAATTTTGTCAAAAGAATCTATTATTTGGTCTTGAATAGGTTTAATAACCATATTGTCGAATAGAATAGAAGCGTTTTTAATCTCATCAGCATTTGAGCTAAATCCATTTGCGCTGCCTAACCCGAAAAGCAAAGGGCTTGTTACATTATGCGCTAACATAATCTTTTTAACGCACTCCTCACTTAATGAATTGTACAAATCAGGCGCATCATTAACGGGCATTTGGTCAACCGTAGTTTTACTTTCTTGGTTTGCATTAAAACCTATAATAACTTTTTTGCCTTGTGGTCCTGTTAATTGGCTGTTTACTTTATTTGTAATTAATAGTTGTTGTTCTTCAGTTGGAACTCCATTATTAAAGTTAATTACTACCCTTCCAGAAAAGCCGTTTTGTACTTCGTTAATTAAATAATCAGCTATTTCTTCTTCTAACTTTGCGTATGGTAAACCACCTTGGTAGTCAGGCAAAGCGTAATATTTCATTCCAACCGCATAGGGTTTAGAATAAAGTATTTCAACTTGTTCGTTAGAATATCCGAAAGCGGGTATTCTTTTAGGCACATATTTCTTTGTATCTTCCCAATTATCTGAATAATAGTAAGCCTCTATTTCACCGTCTTTATTACATTTTTCAGCACGTAATAAATTAACGGGTATGTGATAAGCTTTTAAAATCTTTTTATGCGCTTTGTCGTAGTGAACTTGCATAGCAAATTGACCGAACATTTTACGATCTAAAACTATTTTACGAATACAATCGGCATTAAATAAAGCCATCATTTGAGCGTACTCGTTAGGCTTTTTATTAGCGTCTAACGCACTTAACCCACGACCGTAAATTAATCTATTAACGTTGTTTATTACAGACGAATTAGTAGTTGAATTAACGTACCTATCAATGATAAACTGAAAGTAATTATTATCTTCGCCAAATTCCACCCAAGCATCTCTTTTAGATTCTTGAATTACGGGCGTTGTGTATGTACTTAATTCTAAAACGTGTATGTTATTCATAAACTATAAATTCATTTGTTGTACTGTTTGAAACGTATTGACCGTTATTTACTGTAAAGGTATTAACGTTTTGATTAGTACAAAATATCCTATCTTTATATACTACGACAGCACCGTTAATAAATACTAAATCGTAAAAATGATTTTCTACTAAATTGAATTCAGCTTCTAAAGTGTCATAGTAGTCGCCTACCGTGTGCGTGTATCCAGTTATTTGAGTTGTTACGCCCGTTTGTTCGTCAGTTATTCCAACATAATCAAACGTGTGCGACCTTGGTATAAATACAAAAGTTTGATCGTTTATTGAAGTAGTTAGAATAATCATATACTATTAACTTAAAAAGTACAAAATTGTCCTTAAAACAAAAAACCCCTACCGAAGTAAGGGTTAATTGTATGCAAGTATATGAAGGAAATTAAGAAGTAACTATTGTTGCATCAGTACCAGCTCCAGTTTCAAATAAAACTTTTAACCCGTTTTCATCTGTTACGTCAAGGAAGTTAGCGGGTGAAACTTCCATTGCTTCAAAAGTTAAATTGTATCCGTTGAAATCTCCTAAAGCAGAACCTGAAGAAACAGTTCCAGCTGTTACGTCAGCACCTTGTGTAAGTCCCATTAAAAAGAATTGGTCGGTCATTGTTCTAACTACTATTCTCGGTCTACCGTAAGCAAGTAATTTAACGTTTTTATGCGTTGTAACGTCTTGTCTTTTTAATTGAATAGTCAAAGTTTGTTGAAAGAAAGTAGTACCGTTATCACGGCTTGAATTAATTGTAGTTTCAAAACTGTTAGCTCCTTTCAATTCGTATTTATACAAGTTTATAGCGCTTGCACCAAGTGGAGTCCAGTCAGTAATTAAATCCGTGTCCGTTGCATCGTATGTTACATCGTCAGAATTTAAGTCGTCGTAGTTTATAAAGTAGATAGCTTTCAATCCCGAAACGGAATCTTTACATTGTTCTATTCTACCATTTGTTATATCACAGCTCATTTTATTATTTTTTAAAGTTTAACAAAAAAAAAGGTGGTGTATATTGCACCACCCTTATTTATAGTTTTTGGTTTTTTAGTTAGCCGAGTTAGTGATTCCGTATGTAACTACATCTTCAGCAAATCCGTATTTAACGTCTCCTGTAAATCTCATTACTACACGTACATTCATTGAACCGTCAATCAATCCCATGTCGATAATTTTAACTTCGTTCATGTCATTTAACAATCCAGTTGCAAAATGTAGGTTAGAAGTTTGTGAAGCTAAACCAGTGTTATTTGCTAAACCGTTAGCCAAGAATATTGGTAACCCGTCAAAAGAAAGTGACCCGTTAGTGTACCATTGTGTACCCAAGTTATTTGTACCGTTAGCACCTAAACCGCTTGCACCAAATCCACCTAAAGCACGGATATAAGCTCTAACGATGTTAGAAGAAAGATACAATTTCAAATCAGGTTGTCCGTACAATCTTGTCGGGATAGCGTCAACAATCGCCCCAATTTGTGCGATAACATTGCTCGCGTCAACCGATGCTCCAGCAACCTCTTGTGCAGCTGGTAAAGAAGCATCTGTAGTTAATTGTGTCATGATTCCAGCAAATTGACCTTGTGTAGCGTTAACACCTTGCCAAATAGAAGTTTCCATATTAGCAGCTACTTTTTCAGCTACGTGTGCAATTAAGAAATCAGTAAACGATTTAGGCATTACATCAAATGCAGAGTAACCCATTTCAATCGCCTGCCAAGTCTGATGAAAATCTTTTTTACACAATTGTAAATTTATTTGATACTCCTCAGGTTGTAAAATTCTTTCAGTTAACGTAACCGTAGAACTCGCATCAAAATCGCATGAAGCGTTACGAATTAAATCGTCAGTCGCTACTCTTTGAATTACTTGTTTGAATTTCACGTTAGGGTGAATAGTCATTCCACCTTGCTCTAAAGTTGGTGCGCTAAGGATAGCAGCAGCGATGTACTTACCAGCAAACTCACCAGCATAGGTAGTAGTGATATTTGTACTTGTACTTAAATTAATTTTTTCCATTTTATAATATTTTATTTAATTAAACAACAGTTAGTGTAATTGCACCAGCAGCAGTTCCTAATCCGAAAACATACCAGTTTGTACCGTCGCAATTCAATTCAACGAAATCTCCGATAGTGTCCGCAGAAGCAGAAAAAGTAATCGTGTTTTCATCAGCACCAGGAACGTTTACTGAATTCACAATAACACCACCTTGAATTTTGTTTGTAGCAGCTTTAATAGTCCACGCAGTAGTAGCAAATAATGCAGCTACCGTAAAACGGTATCTAAAACCCGCAGAAGTAGCAACCGCTGGTAGTGTAATTTGCGCCCCAGCAGCAGCGTTTAAATAAAATGACTTGTCCGAATCTTCAGCAGTCAAAGTTGTTGCACCAGTCAACGTTTCAACAAGTCCTACTTGTCTTGTTACGTCGTTAGATACAAAGTTGTAAGTTGTACTCATTTTTTTTTGTATTTAGTTAATTATTTATTTAATTTTTCAAGTATTGAATCCATAGTTGTGCGTTGTCTTTTTGCACTTAACTTTATAGAATCGTTTGTGTTTTCGTTTTCAGGGTTAAAAGAAATTGGTTTAACTTCAGAAAGTTCAACTTCTTTAGCTTCTTTTAGTTTAGATAATTCCGCTTTTAGTGCGTTATTCTCGTTTTTAAGCGCTTCAATTTCAGAAAAGAAAGATTCTTTAATCATGCTTTCAACTATCTTTTTAGGCGCAGCTTTTGACGTTTCCATTTCTTGTTCTTTCTTCGCTTCTTCTTCAATCGGTGCTTCTTCAGGCATTTCTTCTTCTTCTTCTTCTTTCTCTTTAATTTCAGAAATTATTCCTTCTTCTACTACGATCAAAATACGTCCATCTTCCATTTCGTATTCACCTATTGGTAAAGCTATTTTTTGTTCATCTTCAGTAACTACAAATACTTCGTTTCCAGCTTCAAACATTTCAGCTTCTAAAACTGTAACACCGTCCGATAGTTTCATTGTTTCTAACTTTACTTCCATACCGAGTAAAGTTTTAATTTGATTGATTAAGCTATTTTTCATTTTTATTTATTATAAATTTTTAATTCTTGCTACCATTGTTGGTACTTCCCTTGATTTTAAATTTAAGTCTCTTAATCTTTTTGCTTCTGGATATTCAGCAAATT